AGGGAATACATCAACAATAATCCATTCACTGGAATAATTATTTATTTGATGTTTGTGTAATACTGAATCTGCTTTAGCCCATAGTACAACAGAACCATCAGTTCTAAGAGTTGTTTCAGATAACATCATTTTAGTTTCTCCTTATCTATCATCTTTTGTAGTTGTTGTTGCATTAATACTAACCCGTAATTATCAAACTCAGCAGAATCAAAACCACATCCTTCTGCTTTGGTTATATAAAAAGCAGAAGATACTATATCTTCAGCTATACCCAATAAGTCATCATGTACATCTACTTGTTCCATATGATAATGAATATCTTCTATCATATCTTCTCTACGTCCCTGAGATACTGGGTCTAAACTCATAATATTTTTTCTCCATCTAGAATAATAGGATCATGTGTTTCGATCCATACATGTGCACCGCATGATAAAGGTTTATCAGGACTGTATACTACCTTACCAGTTCCTGTAAGGTTTACTTCATAAGCATATTCATTCTTATTATAGGTTTTACAAGTAAGAGGTGCAGCGTTCTCGTTATGCTTACGATTTCTTTTTATTACATGTTGATTAACATGAATAATTCTTTTTCTTTTCTTCATACTATTACTCCTTAAATAAAGATAAAGATAATCCATAAGCGAATGCTGATATGGTATCTTTATCAGGATCACCATTGTAATTTGGATCATTCATATCGGCCATTGAACGCTTGTAAAAGAAAATTCTTTTAGATTTAGGAAGATTATCTTCATCAAGTATTGAACAAACACAATCCGTCCAAGGGTCTAATAATTCTGATACTTGATCTAATGTTACATTGCCATTCTCTAAAGGCTTAATGAACATGTCATATAAATTAGCTTTAGTCATTATCTAAAACCTCCATCCAATAATCGTTAATAGCTTGTTTAAACTGTTCCTTACTACCAACAAATAATCCATGATAATCAAATTCATTATCAGGCTCTTCTACGTATGAGAATTTTACTAGTCCTGGATATCTTTTGTAAACATCCAACATGACGTTATATTCAAACTCAGTGATAGAAATGTTCATAGTATTACTCCTATAAGAATAGGGATGATAACAATAATGCTACCATCCCTATAGTTGATTACTGGACTTTGCTAATTAAACCATCTTTCATGGTTACTTCTGCGTAGAACTCTCTACCTTGTCCTGTTATATGTGGACGATTAGCACCAAGCATTGTTCCATTATCAAGGTACTCAGGACCAAAAACACTGGTTTCAATATATTTCAGTTTATTACCAATGTTTTCCTTGAGAACTTTTTTAGAAGGATAATTAAATACAATCATAATATTACTCCTCTATTGAAAGTGTGGGAAATCCTGTCCATAGTATATTACCATGATCTTGGAATGTTTTTTTCTGCGTTGGGGTATCTAGTTTTTCTGCCATATCTAATATACGGTTATAATCACTAGGTTTAACATCATTACGCTTATCCCAAAATGTTGCTGCCACGCAATAATCTACATCATATTCATGGGCAATATTAAGAACTTGCACTGCATATTTTACAAGAGTGGAAGTATCAATCATTTATGTTTCCTTTATAAAAAGGATGGGCCTAAGAGATTATATATAAATAATTATATATACAAATCTCCGCTCGATTTGGAAGCCTAGCCGATCCAGCCACGGCTGTCAAGCCCCGTGATTTTCCCCAGCAATTTCAAGGGCTTGCGGTGTTGTTTGGAATCGTTCCAGACTACGATTTGGGCATCGAAACGGCCTAGTAATAGGTAATAATAATGATAATAACAATAATAATAAATAATATTATATACCCTATTCCTTCTCCATTACTCATTTATTTCTATAATTAACTTAATAACTTCAATAGGTTATACGGATAAATAGTTTGGGATATAACTATAATACTATTGTTATGTGAATACTTATTAACAGTTAATACTATTGAAGTACTTATATAAATTGTATTTGTAATGTAGTAGTTATAGGGAAATACCAGCATAATAAAAACAAAAAGAGATATTTTCTCTTCTTATCGGTATAACTTATGTAATAATTACAATAACTTATACGATATATACTATATTACTAAGTAATGTTCTCTAAATGTTCCCGAAATGTTCTGCCCGTTCACCTTTTGTTCTAGCAAATGTTCTTGTTTTGTTCATGGTTTGTTCTACTAATGTTCTTGTCGGTGAATCGTAGAGTTCTACTAATGTTCTTGTCGGTTAATCATACAATATATATAAAAACTATTGCCGCCCTGCCGCAAGCATGTCGGTAAATCGTGTATATATACGCGAAAATCCATATAATTTATAGAGCTTATGGCGTTTCATTGTGTGAAATACCACCAGATAATTGTGCCTTGATTTTGCCACAATTAAAGACGATTATCACAATCAGTCGAGCGGATGAACCGCGAGACATTAACGCGAGACTAGGAGAAATAACATGCCTCGCAAGTCCACAAAGACTACATCGCCAGTCGAACAAAAGGCGGTATCTGTAAATGGAATGGCATATCTTGAAATTGCTGTACCAGTATCTCAGTTAAATACCTCACCATGTGGCAAGTTTGTTAACCTGCCTTGGGGTGCTACTGGAACGCTCACTCACGGCAAATCCTCTATTCCTGCTAAGATTGGCAAGGGCGGCAAGGTCGTGATTGTCTCTAAGAAAGCTCGCAAAGAAAATGCGAAAATCGAAAAGCCAGCGGTTAACTTAAAAGAAATCTTCTAAGGTTTCCGCAACCCGATCAGGCTCCAAGGTATCAAAACCTTGGGGCTTGATCTTTGCCCAGAATGTTCACGTTTTGTTCTTTTTGATCTGGAGGGGGGAGGGGCAAAATTTTTTAGACCAGTAATGGTCGTATATATACAGACATAAATTTCAAAATTTTGGGTCTTGTAAATACACCCCCTTTAGTTTATTTTTAGGGTACCCATAGGAGTATTTAAAATATGCAAAAAATAGCTATTGTTACAGGTATGACGGGACAAGACGGTTCCTATCTTACAGAGTATTTACTAGAGAATGATTATAAAGTATTCGCAGGAATACGTAAGATATCCTATCCTCTTGTACATAATCCTAATATTAAGGATATACTTAATCATCCTAATCTTACTATTGCTTCAATGGATTTCCTGGACAGTGGCTCTATAAGAAGTTTTATTAGCTACGTTAAAGAGGCTACTGTTTCCTACATGCACACGCTAGGAAACAAAGTAGAAGTTTATAACTTAGCTGCACAAAGCCATGTAGGAGAAAGTTTTAAAATACCCTCGCTAACCCATGAGATAAATGCTGTTAGTGTTGTTACCCTTCTCCAAGTCCTCAAGGAAGCCTTCAGAGGCAACTTTAAGTTTTACCAAGCCTCTACCTCCGAACTATACGGCAATGCCGCTACAGCCTCAGAAACAACGCTCTCAGAGACATCAGAGTTTAAACCTACCTCTCCCTATGCTATTGCTAAACATTCTGCCTTCCAGACCGTTAAACACTACAGAGAGGTACATGGTATCCATGCTGTTAATGGTATTCTGTTTAATCATGAATCACCACGTAGAGGAATTGATTTTGTAACAAGAAAGATAACAATGGGTGTAGCAGAGTATGCTACGGCAAAGAATCAAGCTCCTATTAGTTTAGGAAATATATATGCTAAACGAGATTGGGGAGATGCTCGTGATTATATTAAAGCTATGCATATGATGTTAACTACTTCTCATCCTAAAGATTACGTGGTAGCTACAGGTGAAGTACATAGTGTAAAAGACTTCTGTAATTTAGCATTTGAAAAGATTGGCATTAAACTAGAATGGAGAGGAGAAGGATTAGATGAAAGAGCTATGGGTGGAAATAGTGAAGTTCTTATAGAGATTGATCCTAAGTTCTATCGTCCTTCTGATGTTGAATATTTACTAGGTGATAGTTCTCTTATACAAAAAGAATTAGAATGGAAACCAGAACATAAGTTTAAAGACTTGGTATTCGATATGGTTGAAAACGATATTCAGGTATGTAAGGGTAAGTAAATGTTTTTTCATAATCCAAAGCACAACTTTATTTTTGTGTATACGCCACTAATTATTTCTGCTATACCTCAAAATATTAGGTACTATATTTTAGGGGGAGAGAATATAGAAGTAAATCAATATAACGAAACAAAGAATATACTTCCTAATCATTTCTGTTATTCACTAGATATTAAGTATGCTATTGGTAAAGAGGAATGGGATAAGAACTATACTTTTGGAATAGTTCGTAATCCTTTTGATTACATGATAGAGATGTATGAGTTCTTTACGGAAGGTCCATCAGATCGTGTAGCTTGGTGTAGGGGAATACGAGAAGTAAAAGATGCGGTAAAGGAACAACATAGGTTGAAGAGTAGAGGATTTAAAAGATGGATGTTAGAAGATAAAGATTATGATTATCTTCATTCCTCTCCTTTTTGTGGACCTAGACTAACTTCTCAAATGATCTGGTTATCTGAAGTAGAAGATGTATTCTGCTTTGAAGATTCTACTCCATTGTTAAACAAACTGTTTAAAGTAACACAAACAACTATTCCTAGCTTTAGAGGAGTACCAACAAAAAGGGAGTTACAAAACAAAAGAGCTAACTACTATGATCAAGATAATGAACTTATCGACCTAGTAGCTAACTCTTTCAAAGATGAAATAGATAAATTTAAGTTTACTGTTGGATAATCTCTAGCTCCTCTTCTTTGTTTTCTTTCTTTGCGTCTTTGATAGCAATGCTAAGAATACCATCTTTGAAGATTACAGTCTGTACTTCATAGGTAGTTTTAATCAGAGGTATCCGCTTATAGAAACTATATGTTGAGTCATCCTTCTTCTTAGACTTAACAATAATGTACTTATCTGATTTAAGAACATCACAAGTATCTTTGTTATGTCCTGGTAAAGCAAAGTGGATGATATAATCTTTATCTTCATCATTTGATTCAGTTATAAGGTAGTCTCCACCGTAGTGAACAATGTCACTGTTTACACCATTGAACGGTAAGTTCGTAAGGGTCTTAACAGGCATAGTTGCAAATTGAGTAGATTGATCTTTATAATTAAAGAACAGGTTGCTCATATAATCAATGAGGTTAGTTGTATTACGTAGATCAGTATCTACATAATCAAGTGGGTGTCGTAGTAGCGTAGT